GCCGGGCATTAACGTCGCGCAAGGCGTCAACGACTACGGTATGCGCCTGATCCACGAGCCGCCGCCGTGGTATGTGAACAAGAAATTCGCTTTGACCACTGCGACCTAACGATATGGCAAAACCGCTCACGATAGACAAGAGTCAGCTGGCGCAGCTGCTCGACATAACACCGCGCCACGTCGGGAGACTAACTGCCGACGGTGTTCTGACTCGGGCACGCGACGTGGATGGAAAGGAATTGCTCGGTCGCTACGAGCTAATCGCCAACGTCCGGTCTTACATCAAATATCTGCGGATGCAGGCGCGGTTAGACGACGCGAGCGAGAGCAAATACATCATGCTGCGCAACTCGAAGATGGCCGCTGACAGCGAGACGGCTACGCTCAAGCTGGCGATCTTCAAGAGCACACTGCACAAGGCCGACGACGTAGAATTCATCCTGACGAATATGTTTACGGCGATGAAGTCCCGTTTGTTAGCTATTCCGTCGCGGGTAACACGGCTGGTGATCGGGCAGACAACTTTTCAGGTGATTTACGACCTAATTTATACCGAGATTGAGATGGCTTTGCGCGAACTTGCCGACTACGACCCGCAGATGTTCAGAAAGCAAAACGACGCATACCTCGCTTCGCAGGGCGCGGATCCAGAAAACTTGAACGGCGAAGCGTATGATCGCGACACTGACGACGAGGACGACCAGCCGAGAACTGGCACCGCAGGAAATTGAAGACCGGATAACCGGCTTCGGTAACACCAACGAGTATCTTTATTCGCTCGTCGGCGTGTTGCGCCCGCCGTCGAAGCTGCCGCTCTCCGAGTGGTCGGACAATTACCGGATCTTGTCGAGTGAGTCTAGTGCCGAGCCGGGACAATGGATCACCGCCAAAGCGCCCTACGAAAAAGCGATCATGGACGCGATCAGCGATCCGTTCTGTCCGCGCATCGTCGTGCAGAAGGCGTCACAAGTCGGGATCACTGACTCGGCGATCCTGAATCCCATCGGCTATTTCATCGACGAAGATCCGTGCCCGATCTTAGTCGTGCAGCCGACAATCGAGATGGCCGAAGCCTTCTCCACCGACCGATTGCAGCCGATGCTTCGGGATTCGCCGCGTCTGCGCGGAAAGATATCGGAGCCGCACGCTCGCCACTCGGGCAACACGCTCCGGCGAAAGTCTTTCAAGGGCGGCTTTATCGCGCTCGGCGGTGCCAACTCGGCTGCTTCGCTCAGTGGTCGTCCTGTTCGCGTGGTGCTGCTGGATGATGTTGACCGTTATCCGGCTAGTGCCGGAACGGAAGGCAACCCGCTGATGCTTGCGATCGCTCGGACGAGCGCGTTTTGGAATCGCAAAATCGTTATCGTTTCGAGTCCCGGCATCCGTGGAGTCTCCCACGTCGAGCGCGAGATGGCGCAAAGCACGTGTGAGTTTTGGTATCTCGGCTGTCCGGTCTGTAACTTCATGCAGATTCTGGAGTGGGATCGAGTCCGGTTCGACGATATGACGCACCGCTGCCGCGAGTGCAACCATTACGCGCCAAAATTCCGGTGGCTACAGCACGAGGGCGAATGGCGTGCGCATCGTCCGGTAGATCGGCGCGGGGACAAGGTGCTGACGCGCGGCTTTTACATCAGCGGACTCTATAACCCGTGGATCGAGTGGGACATTCTGCGCGACGAGTTCGTCCGCGCCGTGCGCGCCAATGAAGAGGGTGACGTCGAGCCGCTCAAGGCTTTCCGGAACACGCGGCTCGGCCTGCTTCACGAGGACTCGGGCGAAAAGGTTGACGTCGATCTCTACAAACTCCGGCGCGAGGAGTATGACGCCGAGATTCCCGACGGCGTTCTAGTCTTAACGGCCGGTGTCGACGTGCACGAACGGCAGTTGAACTACGAAGTCGTCGGCTGGGGGCGCGGGCGTGAAAGCTGGGGGATCGAATACGGGATGATCGACGGAGATCCGCGCGAGCAGGACGTGTGGGACTTACTGGACGAAGCCGTTTTCGACCGGCTATTCACGACAAAAGACGGCAAAAAGATGCGCGTGCGCAAGATGGCTGTAGATTCCGGCTATGCCAGTGACTTCGTTTACGTTTACACGAAGTCCAGACAGCCCCGCGCTGTCTCGGTGCGTGGTGAAGGCGGTCTTGGAAAGCCGTTTATCAAAGGAACAGGCACACTCACGAAGTCGAATCGTGCACATCTTATCACGCTCGGTGTCGACGCGGGCAAGGAAGAGATCGTCACTCGCCTTGTTGTAGCGAAAGTCGGGCCGGGATTCTGCCACTTCCCGAAGCTGCCGAACAACGAGCCTTGCCGCGGTTACGACGAGGAGTATTTCAAGGGGCTGACCGCCGAGCGGCGCGTGGTTAAAGCGAAAAACGGTTTCCGAACCTACATGTGGATCAAGAGACTCAGCCAGCGTAACGAGCCATTCGACTGCCGGAACTATGCTATGGCTGCGCTGGTGATGCCGTGGGTAGGGATCAAGCTCGAAGAAATGAAGCGCGACGAATACGAGACAAAGAAAGTGCCGGCAGCGCGATTCGGTGCGCAAGGCCAAGCAGAAATTTACACCGAGCAGCTACCGCACAAGCAGCAGCAGCCGTCGTCCGAGCCACCGACAGTGGCTAAGTTCGGCGCGATGAACCGTCCTATGACGTAGGTCGATTCGCCCAATCGCACAGGACGTTAGCAGCGATCCGAGTTCGTCGGACTCCGGTCTCATTTTCTACTCGGACAAGCTTATCGAGCACGACGCTCGGCAGCATTGTTTCGAGCCGGAAGTCTCCCAAACGCGGGCGTCCACGTCCACGCACGATAGGTTGTGTCTTTCTTCGTAGCGTGCCCATCAGGTTGTTTCCTATCCGATATCGCTAGGTGTGCGCAAGTTATTTTCTGCGCCGAATCCGAACGCATTTAATGAGTATAAAACTTAGGGCTCTTGACAAAGTGGATCGGAACGTCTCACTGTCGCCTCTTGAATGGGTGAAGCGAACAAGACCGTTGCCGTCGTCGTCATCGAAACGCCACCCGTGACTCCACCTCCCATGGTGGTAACACCGCCCGCAGGCTTCGCTACATGGTGCGACTGGGCGCGGAAAGGATTAGCCGACGCGCTCGAAGGGATGCGCAAAGCGGGCGGCGGCGTAACAGAGTATCACATCGGGACTCGCGGACTGCATCGGAGCGGGCCTGCCGACCAGATCAAAAACGTCGATTACTGGAACGAGATGGTCAAACTTTACTGCGGTGTCGAAGGCTTGCCGAGCAGTCTAACCGGGCGCGATACAGCGTGCCGGATCATTCCGCGCGACGTATGACTTCCACGATTAACGGGAACGGTCGCTACACTCGCAACGGCAACGAATCCAAACTCCCGCAAGGGACGCTGTTAGATTCCAACGGCAAACTGCTTCGTCCGAGTGTGCACGACATTGCCGCGCACTACATCGGCCCAATGTCTTACGGCGGCGGCGGGACAGGCTACGGCAATTACGGCGCGAATCAGTCCAAGAATTCACTGGCTGGCTGGCTCTGGCGCGGCGGTGACGCGGATCTCGATATCGGGTGGAACGTGCAAGTTTTGCGCGAACGCTCACGTGACGCGTTCATGGGAATTCCGTTGGCGACCGGCGCGGTAGAGACTCTCGATACGAACGTCATTGGCGAAGGGCTTTATCCCGCGCCGAACGTGGACGGTGAAGCACTCGGGCTCGACGAGCAGCAGACGGCGGATCTTAACAAGGAACTGGCCGACAAATTCGAGTGGTGGGCGAACGATCCGCGCGAGTGCGACTACGAAGGGAAGCACTCATTTTATACGCTCCAATCGGTGGCGTTCCAGTCGATGCTGCTTTCCGGTGACTGCCCGATCCTGTTCCCGTTGAAAGCGCGGGACAAGACTCTTTTCGAGCTACGTCTGCGCGTCTTGGAAGCCGACCGCATCCTGAATCCGGCTGTCGAAGATCCGTCGAAAAACATTTTCAGCGGCGTGGAGCTATCGGACACCGGCGAACTGAGCGCCTATCACATCTCAGAGCGACACCCTCTATCGACCGGCGCAGGCCGACCGATGATCCACATCAACACCGGCAAGACTTTCCGGATCGAGCCGTTCGGCGCACTCTCCGGTCGGCGCAACATGGTGCTGATGATCCGGCCAGAACGACCGGAGCAACGGCGCGGCGTCCCGATTTTGTCGGTCTGTCTGGAGCTACTAAAACAGATGGGCCGTTACACCGACGCGACGGTCGTCGCCGCTGTCATTCAGAGCTATTTCACCGCGTTCATCACGTCCGAATTCCCCGACCCGAACATCTTCGAATCGCTCTTAACCGACGAACAGAAAAAGCAGGTGATGGATCTCAACCCCTACAACGTGCAACTCGGGCCGGGGATCGTTAACTTCATGCGGCCGGGGCACGCGGTGAATTTCTCTACACCGACGCAGCCGCACTCGACGTTCGGCGAATTCTCGATCTCGGTAGCCAAGTTCATCGGTGCTGCGCTCGGGATCCCTTACGAAGTCCTGTTGAAACAATACAACGCGAGCTATTCGGCCAGCCGCGCAGCGTTGTTAGACTTCTGGAAGCGCGTCCGAAAATATCGCGCGTTGGTCATAGACCAATTCTGCCAGCCTGCTTACGAAGAGTGGCTGACTGACGCGATAGGACTCGGGCGGATCGTTCATTTCAAGGGTGGCTTCGATGATCCTTACATTCGGAAAGCGATGCTGCGCTGTATCTGGACAGGCGCGAGTGCCGGTTCGCTGGATCCACAGAAGGAAGTCACTGCTGCCGATAACAAGGTGAAGTGCGGATTTTCTACCATCGAGCGGGAGTCCGCCGAGCTTAACGGCAGCAACTACCGCGACAACATCCGGCAGCAATCGCTCGAACAGACCGAATTCGACGAAGCCGGACTAATTTATCCACCGTATCGGCCAATGACAGGCGGCGGCTTCATGCAAGAAGCACCCGCTG